TTAAGCGCTTTGGTGTTCTGACAGCTTGAGGATTGCTAAACGCTTCCGTTCGGCGGACGTGTGAGCGTATCGCTGTGTGGTTTCAATCCGCTTATGACCGGCCAGCTCTTGCACCGTACGAATGTCTGTGTGCTGGAGCATGTTCGTTACAAACGTATGTCGGAGAACGTGAGGAACGTAATTCCGGTCGTCTTCCATACCTACCGCTGATTGCATAGACTTCCACCGGCTGCGCAGTGTATCTCTCTTCACCTTGAACAGCTTTTCATCAGCCTGTCGGCATAGAGCGGCCTTCCGGTGAAGCACTTCTTTGACCCTTGGCGTGAGTGGAATGTCCCGATTGTCTCCTGCCTTGGTATCATACGTCCAGAGGTTATCCCCGCGAACGTCTTCCTTAGTGATTTTTAAAATCTCCCCTTGTCGGAAACCTGTATCAATGGAAACGACGATATAATCATAAAGCTCGTCTTCTCCCGTGGCTTGGCACCAGTCGAGCATTTTATTCAGCTCTTCATCGGTGTAGAACCGGACACGCTTCGCCCGTTCCTTGATAAGACCGATGGTAAACAGCTTGTCGATATGGCCGAGCTTGTGTGCCTCCTTAACGATCATGGAAAAAGCTGCAAGCTTTCTGTTAATGGTGGCATCAGACCGCCGCCACTTCTGAAACTCCTGCTTGAGTGTGATAACGTCATTATAGCAGAGAGAGCTTGCGGCACGGTTCGCCCCCAGCACCTGAACGCAATGATTGGCATTTATCATTGCCGTTTTAACGCCCTTGGTGCCTCTCCAGTGAGTCGCGTGAACAATGTCCAGCATCTGCTGAATAGTCACTACTTTCGGGTCATACGCTGGTTGTGAGGTGTTGTCTTGCGCTTCCTTGATGAGTCGCGCCTTGGTTTCAGCCTCCCAAAGCTCAGCTTCACGCTTATTCGGGAAGTCTTTTCTGTATCTTTTTCCTTTAAAGGAAACAGAGGCTTGCCAGCTGTCTCCTCTTTGTGTAATAGGCACGTCCTATACCTCCATGTGTTTGCGGCTGTGGCGGAATTGGTAGACGCACTGGTTTTAGGTACCAGCGCCAAAAGCGTGGGGGTTCGAGTCCCTCCAGCCGCACCATTACAGACGACCACCACGATTTAAGAACTCTCGTGCTGTCGGCATCGTCATTTTCTCAATGGTTTCTTCTGTCTCTGTAAGGCGAAGTATGCTTTTCATAAGCGTTCTGCCCTTCTCAGTGAGAAAGAAAATATGTCTGCGTCCCTCTGTCGGGTCAGCGATACGTTCTACAAGCTTCATACCCTCGCGTTTATTGAGTCCCTCCCCTAGCAAGCTGGTGTTTCTGAATACAGCCGGTTGCGATAGCCCTGTTGCGTCCATGAGGTCTTTTTGAGTGAGAGCCGGTCGTTCAGCGATTAAGAAAAACAAATGCGCTGTTTGAATTGGCATCATCTCATCGGCAGCACGTAATTGAGCGATGGTCTCGGTTAATCTGCTAACCGGTCTGTTATTCATATTAGCCTCCCTTTATAGGGCGTCAGTCAGTATCGGAATTAATCACTTCCGTATAGTAACCGTCATCACCCCCCTTTTCAATCGAGAACATAACGTAAACATTGGGGAAAAATATCTCTATCACCCCAGCGCCTTTAATGACTTCAAAAACACCGTTACAAAGCTCACTTTTGACATGAATAATCACGCAAAGCTTTGATAACTTTAAATAATATGGCTTCATTCCCCGAAACACTCTCTTCACGTTTCCGCTCTGCCCAATAAATCAGATCAGAACAAATTGAGAACATATAATTTGAGCTTCGACTAACACGCGATCAGCTCTTTTTCAATGCACAAGCGGATAGTTTACCTAAAATTAATATCGCTATCCACATGGGGAACGCAGCGGGACACAAAACTAGAATACACAATTGATTAGATAAGGACGGCAATACGCACCGCCCTTATTGATTAGAAAGCCAAACGTCGGAGGCTGGTTTATACAGTGGCGACCATGCCTCTCTCGCTGTCAGGCGCAGATAAGTGGCGATAACTCGGTCAGCCCCGAATTTCTTCAAAGCGTCCGTAAGGTCTCTTTTTGTGGTCTTGATGGGGATTGTTTTGCAGTTCCCGCTTTCGCTTTCTACGATAGCATAGAGGAACTGATGAGCGTTTAACGGCTCAATCCAGTGGGTCGCATTGACCACAACAGCGTCTAAAGGCGCGTTCATATGGTGTTTTCCTTACAATAAATAACTCACCGCAAGGCCAGCCAGTTAGACCGACCTTGAAGAAAACTATTCGCTTGTGGATAGATTAAGCTATGACAGGCTTATTCAATTCGTCAGTAATGCGTTCAATCACACCGTCAGCATAAATAGCTTGTCCGGTTGTTGTGCGCGCCCAGATACAAAGCCCTTCAAAGTCCATATCAACCTTTTCGCCCTGTTCTGATAACTTTTCAGCAAACCAACGCGAAACAATCCAATGCTCAAACACTTCGCGCTCATGGGGTTCAATGCCTTCACCCTCGCAGCATGATTGCCAGTCGTGTGCCTGTCCGCCTGAATATTCCATATCATCCTTGCGAATAACAGTTTCATCATCAAAGCTAACCAGAGACCAGCCAGCATCAATTGCAGCGTGTTCATAGTCCAAGACCGGAGTAGCAAGTTCGAGCGCCTGCTCACAAAGAGACCCTAACTCCCCTGAGGTCTGGTGAGCGCCTGCTGCAATCGTGCTAATCAAATAGCTCACATTCTGGCTAACTTCACGGCGGACTAAATCTTGTGCTGTAATAGTCATGACAATAAACCCTTGCGCTTGTTTGGTTGGCTTTTTTGGTTTATTAGTGGAGAGCGGAACGGCCATTTTGACCGCTCCACCCTCTGCGCTTAGAGGAAGAAATAAAGGGCTACAGTTATACGGACTGTGGCCTTTTTCTTTTTAAAACGCAGAGTGAATGACAATGTAATCATGTCATACCCTCCACTAATTGCCCTGTATCGTCGGGACGTTCCGGCTAGATCAACGGGGCTGCCCGTCTTACCTATTCAGCTAGCTCATCAGTGCCTAAGCGCTACCTTAGACAGACAAGGGAAAGCCCCTTGTTTCGCTGTTAATTTGGCAGTTTTGGAGTGTTTATGAGGTTGTGACGACCATTTAAGAGAGCATCAACATTCATGCCCAGAGCCTGCCGCTTCTCAATTTCAACGGTCGCCCTGTTATAAGCATCTGCTAGCGGCGCAGTTACAATGTTACCGTTCCAGAGACGTTCACCTATTTTAAGCATTTCAGCGCCTTTCATTCTGTAATAACTCACCGCATAGCCGCCCATCTTGAACGGCCATGAAGAAAACTATTCACAAGCGAATAGGTCAGTTTAAATAGACGTTTTTGTAATGCACAAAGCCGCCGGTCTTTTTGTTTGATCTGGTATGGAAGCAATCAGACCGCAAAGCGTTTTCCTCTAGTGTCTCATAGTAGCTTCTCGCCACCCTCACACCATCAACAAAGAAGCGTGGTTTTGCATCGCCTTTTGTCGGTTGTGTTCGTGCCAGTGTGAAGCAATCTTTATATGTCATGTGTCTCATCCCTATTTAATGACTTCACTAAAACCCTGTATTCAGGACTTGAATGAAGCCACCCTTTCGAGTGGTTCATGGCGGTAGTTTTGTCTCACCCACATTCCGCTAGGGCTATTCACAATGTCAAAGAACCTAAGCACTTGGCTTATCCCGTGGCGGTGATTTGCCGTCCGGTGATCTTGTTATTGCATATCATTTTACTATTCACAAGTGGATAATTGATAAAAATAGAAATTATTTTTTAACTCATTGTTTTTGTTATATTTTAAATTCAACGCCACCGAGATATATCCCTAGGTGAATAACATATAGCGATTATAAAACGCTCATTTTAATAGCCTATAGAGAGCGTTTATGTGCTGCTCTATAAGGAACATGCAGTGGATATGATAGGCGCGTCTATGGGGCGTTATGGCGGTTCTATGTGTGGTTGTGAGTGTCTGCTTTATGTGTCACTCTGATAGCACGTTAGGAGAAACTACAATGAAGCACAGGACAGCTACAGAAATAGCCTGCCGCGCATTGTGTAAGAGGCAATCACTGCCGCCTGATATTAAGTTTGACGGTTCCCCTATGTGGCAATCATTCACGCCTGAGGTGAGCGCAATATTCGCCGCGATTGGCTATGATGGTGAAACCTTATTGCTGGTTGATGCGGATTATATGGTGATTAAGGGGAAGTGATGCGGTCAACCACCACCACGAAAACACATAATCACCCCATGAAAAGAGAACGTAATAACATAACATGAAAAAAAACCCCGCTACCGAACCATAAGGAACAATAACGGGGTGAATAAGGGTATGTGTCACGAAAACTAGATACATGATCTAATATGACACACAATAAAATCAATGACTTAAATCTAATGTGGCCGCGTTATGTGACCACCTGCCGATAAAACCTAACAGCACGACCATCATTTTATTGATCTGGAGGGGTAGAGGGGGGAGTCGGGGTTTCCGTATATCTGATTTGGGTTCTCAGATTTTTACTACAAACATTCTGACCACCCTCACCCAGAGCTGTAAGTAAACCCTAAGGGTGCGCTATAGAGGAAGCGTAAGGGTTCTTGTTATCAAAACCAATGACGGCCAACTGCAAGACCTACACAGAGAGCAAGGAAAGCTACAGCCCATAGTTTCTGGTTGTCGTTGCTGACCCTATCTTTCAAGTCTACAACTTCTCTCGTCAACTTCATGATCGTCTGTGTTTGAGCATCATAGCGTTTCACTAGGTCTGCTTTTTCTTCGGGTGTCATGGTGGTGGTGTTTCCTCGTAAGGTCATCTCTAAGGTAGCATCAGGACACCTGACACCACCATAACGAACCAATAAGGAAACACCTTAAGCAAGGTCAATACGTGATTGTATATATCAACCGGAGGGTAGGAACTTTCTCCCTTTCCATATGGAGGGGGTAATTGATTTCGACCCTAAACCCGCTTCATCCACACCATATCGTCATTAGAGGTCTTACCGAAGTTGAACGTATTGGACATAAAGTCAGTCAGTTCCTTTCTAAGTAGCTCAGCTTTATGGTCATCAGCCGCCCTGTCAGTATCTCGCGCCATAGCCTCAACCCAGTAGCTCACGGCTATCGTTAGAGCATCAAGACGGTCATCATTGATAAGCGCCCCACGCTCACGGGTAATGCGCGTTAACTGGTACATGAGCTGGCGATGCGGCTCTGCCTCAAAGTCCCGCTTGATTACAGAGGCATCAAAGATCAATCTGTGCTGGTTCATAACAGGCTCCAGCGTGTCACAGATACGTCTTTCTTTCTGGGTGGAGTGTCGTACCTCTTCAATTGCACATGGATGCACACGACTGAATACGGGCTTAAGAAGCTGCACAAACATACCGTCACCGAAGTTCGCTTCAACGATCACTTGGTTCACAGAATGGGTCTTAGCGATAACGGCTAGCCCTTTCAGTGTCGTCTCTGAGTAGCCTTCCTTAAACCCGCCTGATGCTACCACGAACAGATTACCGTGGAGTATCTTTACGACTGCATAAGCCGTTTCGTCACCTCCTCGACCGGAGGGGTCGATAGCCATGACACTGCCGGTAAACTCTGCCATTTCATTGGCTGTCCACATAGGTCGGTACAGCTTATCGTTCTGGAGACCGACTGTAGGAAGATCTGAAACGATCTTTTCAGGGTCGTTACACCAGACGTACTTAGCAGCCGCCATACGTGGGTCGAGTGTCGCCACAATAAGGTCAGATAGCTTGAGAGGAAACTTATCTTGGTCAGAGAGACTGGTATCAAGCATGAACTGCAAGGCAAAGCCTGACCGTCCATACGATGCTTCACGCTCCAGCAAGTCCATCTCGTTAAAGCGTACTGGGTCTACAGGCGCACGGGCAACAGCACCGTCTTCGATCATCTTACCAATCATCGGAGCCAGCCGTCCCTGATACCTTGAAGCATCGTTAGGAATACGTGCAGGCCATACGAGAATGGTATATCCGCGCTCTGGAAGTCGATTGTAGAGGGACATTTCCGTCTGCGGTGTTCCGAGGTAGATCACACGGCTAGACGGCAGAGGCTTCAAGATAGCGTCAAACTCTTTCACGCGCTCAGAGAGCTGGTCGCGTTGAGTCTGCGTCATGGAGTTATTAGGAACCTCAACGTCATCACCAATGATAACGTCTGCGCGGCTACCAGCCAGCTGACCAGTAATACCAACAGATTTAACGGACGGAGAGTGCGAGTTCGCAGCGGGTGCAACATCAAAGGCCACCATACTGTCACGCTGCCCTGCCCTTGGTCGCAAATGAGCGAGGATAGGCATCTCCGCAATCAAGCGTTTTGTAAACGACGAGAACTGATCGGAGCGGTCTTTGGAGGCCGAGACAACGAGGATATTTAATTGAGGGTTGCAATATAACAACCAGACAACGAAAGCCGAGGTAACGTAGGACTTTCCTACCCCTCGGAACGCTTCTATCACCATTCGGCGGTCGCCGTGTTGGAGGTGATAAGCAATGTCGTATTGTACTGGCGTTGGGTCTGGCAGGTTAAGATGCTTCCAGACCACGTATAAGAAGTTTCTAAAATCGGCCTTTAATGGGTCGATGGTTGATCTATTCATATGTGGTTAGTTTACCTCACAAGGAGGCACCCACGCGCACTCTCTCATTCCTGAGGGTGTGTGCATGTCAGCACTCGAAAGCGCGTGGGGGGCTTCTCCCGTAACTGTTTATATTGGTTTAGTTGTAAGTTTCGCCGTCAGCTGCTGTAAACGGAAGACTGGAAACCAGATTGCCAAGGGGCGAAGCCTCTTTAGGCACTGCGTCTATTCCGTTATCTTTCAGAAACTGACGAACAACATTCAGCTCTGCGGCTGTCGCCTCACCACTACGAACTTTCTCTAGCAAGACACTAGCCAGCTCGCCGTGAAGTAAGGAAAGGAGGTCGTCTGTTTTTGTCATTTCAAACTCATGTAGGCTGTGGCTACAGCGATGGCGGTAGCAATAACTGAGACTACGTTAGAAAAAATACTTTGGTTGGTTTTGCTGGACGCTTCGATAGAAGAAGAAAGGGAGGCCATAGCGACCTCCCCTTTACTAACTCGTACTTCTAAAGCGTCCACACGCGCGTTGACTGCGGACTGCATGGTGATCAAGGTATCAACCTTGCCCTCCACGCGCCCCATCATGACAAGCGCTTCGGAGTTCGGTATGCCTTCCATTATATTGCCGAACCTTCCTGCTCCGGTGGTACGAGCAACTCAGCAGCGCGTGCCGCTCCGAAAAGCTGAACTGCCGCTTCGCTCAGTAGAGGCCAAAGTTCATGATCAGAACGGTATGATTGTGCTGTCATGAAAATCTGTCGAACACGGAAAGGCTGCTGTGCAAGCATGGCCTCAATAGCTGTACCTTCGACCTCCGTTGTGCGTTCCCAAAAGGTGACAGCGGGGATAATGATTACAGTTTGCGGCTCAACATAAACCCATTCACCATTTTGCCATGAGTGGTTTTCGCTTGGTTTTAAAGGCACTTCGATAGTACCTGCTTGGTAATCATCTACTGTTGGTTCACCGCCAATCGTTTGCCAATATCCCATATCTGGGTGATAGAAACCGTATTCTTTCATCATCTTAACTCTACCCAATACTGAACAGTCCCGCCTACCACTCGATACCACCACCCTGCTGGAACAAGTGTCGTTGCTGAGTATTTGACCTTACCTGCGGTTCTCCAATTTGCGTTATCTGGAGAAACATCAAAATACATTCCATCGACGTTATTTGGCCCTGAAACTGATACAAGAATGTTCCTGCCAGTGTTGTTGTGATAACTTGAGTCCCGACCTCTTGCGCCAGTAACATTATGCCAGTCTTGACCAGTACCTAGTGATAATCTTTCTACAAACGCCTTTGGTGCAGCATCGTCGCCATTCACGGGCTGTCCTGCCCCTGTAATTTTGAGCCACGATGCACGAATACCTCCTGAGTTCACTCCTCCAGTAACCGTTAAATCACCTTTTACCGTGCCACCGGTGGAGGACAGTTTTCCATCCAGCTTTTTATCAACCTCTGTCTTCTCATAGTAACTACTAGGGTCAAACGTGGCAGCGCGTTTAGCGCTCGCCTCAGCATCATCTGCATGTCTTTTAGAAGTGGTAACATTGTCCGCAGTACGGGTTACGTTACGAGCGGTCTCTTCACGGTCTGCACTTGTAGATTTAGCGGCAGTCTCTGAGCGTACTGCCGAAGCGTTAGAGGCATTAGCGCGGGTATCAGACCGGACAGCAGACGCTTCCGAAGCAGCGGCAGCTTTTTCAGAACGTACTGCCGAAGCGTCAGACGCATTGGCACGGGCATCAGAACGATCAGCAGATGCTGTAGATTTATTTGCCTGATCGGTTGCCTGTTTCAACTGAGAGCTGTGGGCTGTCTCAACCCATTTCTTAGTTGCTGCATCCTGATCAAGAACAGGGTCTAAGACGTTTGAAATGCGTCTAAACAAGGCGCTGAAAGAACCATCCGGTGTTACACCCATGCTGGCCTCACCTAGATCGAGTGTTTCCTGCGCAATGTAAAAAACCTGAATAGTTGATAAATCAAGATCGGTTTCAACCAATGTCGATGCGTCCTGAAACTTGACCATGACCTTATCGCGGGGGGTCACTCGTCGAATGTCGATCACATCACCCTTTGCAGGCGCGGTTAACAGCTCCACCTGAGTAGGTGAGTTCCAGCTAAATTTTTGATCGTATCCATTCACCTTAATCTCAATGTGATCTCGGTGAATGTACGGGAACGTCAGGTTAAATACCTTGGCCGTCCCATTACCAGAATACTGGTTATATGAGAGGGGCATTAGTTGCTCCAATTTAAAAAGCCCCCTGACGTTAATCAGAGGGCTGTTGAAATTATTAATGTTTAGGGTCTTAGTTCCGCATTTCCCGTTTCGGGAGACCGGCAGTTAGGAAGTTGAACATCCACTGCATCGGAAGGATACGCTGCATAGGAACCAAGTCGGTGACTGCCTTAGCGTCTGGTCGTGAATAATCATCACCGAACAGCGCAGTAACAATGCCGGAAGTGGCTTGAGCTGTCTTGTCAAACAGATCAGCTGACGGGTTTCCTAACAAGGTGCCAGTAAGTCCGCTTGAACGATAGTCCATCACTGTCTCTCCGGTCGTGAAGTACGCCCCAGTATCAACCATCATAGGAATTAACGATGACTCCGAAGAACGCATAAAGCCAGCAAGAGCAAGATTGCCGAACTCCAGTCTCTGTGCCAGCTTGTGTTCTCTGTCTGGGTCTCCGATGAGCTGCAAGTGCGACTGACCGGCATAGACCAGACTGCCGATGATCGAACCGGAAAGGAACTGCATAGCTGCGGGGAAGTCCCGCATATTGATACCCTGCAAAAGACCACGGGTATACGCCCCTACAGCGAATGAACGGAACTGCAAGATGACTTTACCCAGCGGGCTGGTCATCCACTGAGCGAACTGCCCAGCGTCATTCTCCAAAATCATGCCCTTAATGCCTCTGTTAAGAGCATCTTCGTAATCACCACGGACAGCAGTAGGCCAATTTCCAATGCCAAGCTCAGTCAGCCTTCCGTTCTCACTTTTGCCGTGCTTGCGGATAGCGTCATAGATACCACTAACCTGAGTGTCGGACATGCCCAGCAGTCGCAGTCGTTCGGTCGATAATGCCTTACCACCATTAGCAGCCTGAAACATTTTCTGAGAGAACGCACGAGCTGCCCACTTCTGCAACAGGTTGTTGATAGGAACCATACCGGAACCTAAGGCCACCGCACGGTTGATACGGTGCATCTTAGGCTCAGCCCAGCCCATCGCCTGACTTGCCTTTGAGTCCCTGCCGTTGAGATGCATTGGAACACCGAAGTCGTCCGTATGGACTAGCTTCTTGGCAATCTCAAAGTCACGGCCAATGGCAACCATATCGTCAATCTCAGCCCCCAGATCGTCTGTGAGCTTACCAGTCCTGATGGTGTTCATCAGCTGACGGAAAGACGGCAGAGCGTGGTAGCTGGTCTTGAAGCCCATCTGCACCACTGCACGGGAACCCTCAGGTATCTGGGAGAAACCCACCTGCCCCATGAGACGACCGAAGTTGAAGTCTCTGAGCAAACGTAAGAAGCGGTGAAGGTCTCCGGCTTCCTTGTGGTTAGGAATACCGGCAACCGCATTGTAAGCGAACCTCAGGTTCTCAATGTCACGCTCCGTCTTGAGGTTGGTATTGCCAGCTGTTGATTGTCACTGAGAACTGACCCAGTTTGGGCAGATATTTCCATTTAGAATTGACCCATGTTTGAACTTTCCCTCGTGTTTTTTACAGCGAGGGCTATGGAGTGATAGACATGGCATTATTGAGCGTTATCCGACGCTGGCATTACCGGGACGAACTATCAATCCGGGAGATAGCCCGACGAACGGGATTATCCCGGAACACCATCCGCAAGTACTTGCGTCTCAATGGCGTTGAGCCGAAGTTTCAGTCTCCTGAGAGACCCAGCAAGCTCGATGCTTTTTCTGACCGATTGACAGCATGGTTAAAGTCTGAAGATCGTAGACCGCGCAAACAAAAACGCACTGTGAAGCAGTTGCACGCTGACCTTGTCGTTTTGGGCTATGAAGGTTCTTATAGCCGTGTTGCGGCGTTTGCTCGTGAATGGAAGGCCGATCTTCATATACACAACCAGACGTCCGGTCGCGGTACGTTTGTCCCTTTGAGCTTTGAGCCGGGAGAAGCATTTCAATTTGACTGGTCTGAAGACTGGGCAGTTATCGGCAATGAGCGGACAAAGCTTCAGGTAGCACATACAAAGCTAAGTTATTCCAGAGCCTTTATCGTTCGCGCCTATCTCACACAATCCCATGAGATGTTGTTTGATGCCCATAATCATGCCTTCCGTGTGCTTGGTGGCATTCCACGACGCGGCATCTATGATAATATGCGCACAGCCATCGACAAGGTCGGTCGAGGCAAAGAGCGTGACGTCAATATCCGCTTTCAGGCCATGGCTAGTCATTATCTGTTTGAACCAGACTTCTGCAATCCTGCATCGGGCTGGGAGAAGGGACAGATTGAGAAGAATGTACAAGATGCACGACATCGGTTCTTTCAACCCGTTCCAAGATTTGCTTCGCTGGATGAACTGAACGACTGGTTGGAAGAGCGTTGCAGGTTTTTCTGGGCAACCACAACGCATGGTAAAATGCGCGGCAGCATAGCCGATCTTTGGGCTGAAGAAGTTCAGGCTCTTATGCCCGTTTCCCGATCTTTTGATGGCTTTGTCGAATATACCAAGCGCGTATCACCGACCTGCCTCGTTCATTTGGATCGCACGCGTTACAGTGTTCCAGCATCTTATGCCAATCGTCCAGTAAGCCTGCGTGTCTATCCTGATCGTGTCGTGGTCGCTGCTGAAGGGCAGATCATTTGCGAGCATTCACGCATCTTCAATCGCTCTCACGAAGCACCAGGTCAAACCGTCTATGATTGGCGGCACTATTTGTCGGTCATTCAGCGAAAGCCCGGCGCATTGCGCAATGGTGCTCCTTTCACGGAGCTTCCTGAAGCGTTTCGCACACTCCAGCTTCATCTGTTGAAGAAGCCGGGCGGCGATAGGGAAATGGTCGATATCCTTTCGCTCGTCTTACAGCATGATGAACAGGCCGTACTTATGGCAGTCGATATGGCGTTGAAGTCGGGAGTGCCGACAAAAACACATGTCCTCAATTTGCTTCACCGTTTGGTCGACGGCAAATCTCTCATTCCACCCCCGATTAATGCGCCGCAGGCACTGACCCTTAACAATGAACCCAAGGCCAATGTCGAACGCTACGACACCTTGAGAAAGACGGAGGCTCGTCATGCGTCATAA